GAACCCGGCGTAAATTAAAGAAGAGGTTAAAAAGAAAAAAGAGAAAGAGTCCGGGGATCAACAAAAACAAAAAGAAACAAAAGAACCAATAAAAGAAAAAGCAAAAGAAGATGATTTTAAAAAAGAGGTTGAGGAATCAAGGGCCCGGGAAACCCAGTTAAAAAAGGATCATGAAGAGGGGAAGGATAAAATCAAATCTTATCAAGAAAGCAAAATTTTATCTAAAAAAAGAATAGAAGAAGAAAATAAGATCTTAAATGCCTTGGCAGAAAAAGCCAAAAATGCTGGGATTGATTCCTTTGAAAAATTAATGAATTTTGCTTTGGACCGGGGAATATTCCAAACCCCACTTGCCGAGCGTCTAGCGAAAAAGATTTTAATTAGCAATAAAGATATATATGACCGTTTGATGAGGGCTCTGGAGCCTCTCAAGGAAGAAGATAAAAAGAAATTAGATGAAATGTTTAATATCTTAAATCTAGCGGGTATATCTACTTGGAAGACAGTAGCATGGTTTGCCTGTAAGGCTGATTTAATAGAACCAGGGACTTCGATTGAAGATGTACAAAAAATATTACTCAATGATCCAGAAGCAATAGAAAAGATAATAGATATTTCAAAAGTTGAAGATTAACAAGAATAAGGACCTACTAAATAATTGCCTATCCTGTATGGTAACAGGGTTTATCAAAAATATTTTATGAACAGGTTTAAATCCGACAGGATAGGCAAGTTTGAAGATAAAATAAATTAAAAGGAGAATCAATAAATGTGGGAAGCTATTAAAATAATATCGGTTGGTTTAGCAGGAATAGTAATTGGGGCATGTATTGGATATGTTTTTGGTCATAATGAGGGTTACAGGCAGAGTAATGAATGGCATAAAAAAGCAGTAATTATCAAAATAGATCAAGCAAATAAATTATATGAGTAAATATCTTGAATTTGTCTTATTAGAAGAAAAACCAAAAACAAAAGTTATTTTAGTAATATCTAAATCTAGTGAAAGCAGACTTGGAATTATTAAATGGTTTAGCAGATGGCGACAATATGCTTTTTTCCCTGAAAATGGGGTTGTATTTAATGTGGAATGCCTTGAGGATATTCAATCTTATATGAAGGGGTTGCGATAAGATGAAAAAATATAGACTGCAAGAAGGTGTCGCTTGGATATGTTTCGAGTGCAGAAAGAAGATTCTTAGTATAGGCGATATGATTATGTATGATCATAGGCTCTATCACAAAAAATGTGCTTTAACTTTATTGGAAAAATTAAAGAGAAAAGTATTTGGAGGTAAAAAATGAAAATATTAAAAATCAAATACTGCAGGGAATGTAAAGATAATGATTATTTTTATGATACAAAAACTAGTCTCAGTAGATTTATTTGTAAAAATCCTGAATTTAAAACTAAATATCGTACCTATAAAATAATCAATAGGGAAATTGCTTTAAAGGGGAAAATACCCTCTTGGTGCCCACTGGAAGATTATAAAAATGAATAATAAATTTAAAAGAGTCAATGAATTTCATAGAACTGTAGAAGAATTAAAAGAATTTACTAAAGAGAATAATATTAAACTTTTGGAGCTATGGGAATATATAAGAAGAAGAAATTATAAAAAGATTGGAAAAGAAACAAGATGAAAATAAAATTAACCAAAATAGAAATAAGAGCGTTAATGTCTTGTATATCAATAACAGAGGGATCTCTTAATAATGGTGTTGTTATGGCTACTCAAAAGCAAAAAAGAAGATTAAATAAAATCAATCTTGATGATTTATATATAAAATTGGCCAATTATATAAGTTAAAATTTTAGAATAGCGGGGAGGTAAAAATATGCAAAGAGCCATTAGGCATTATATCAAAAAAAGGTCAATGAATATTAATAATGCAGAACATCCAGGGGAGAGTTTTATTAACCAATACTTTGATCTAATTGATGATGAGATTAATCTAGTCAGAAGAGTAGAGATTAAGAAGGCCAGGGAAAAGAAATTAAGAGAATGGAGAGAAAAAGAAAAGCTAAATTGTAGGCATAATAACAAAAGATTGGGAAGGTTAAGAAGATGAAAAATAAGATAGGGTGGTGTTCGATGACATTTAACCCAGTGTGGGGATGTCTTAATCATTGCGAGTATTGTTATGCGAGAAAGATAGCAAAAAGATTCTGGAAACAAATACTTATAATCGAATGTGGATATTATTGCAACCAACGTCCAAGCTGGACATGGCATGAACAATATTACTCAGATTTATTGTTTAATTTTAAACCTGCTTTCTTATATTCACAATTTAACAAAGACTTCCCTAAAAAACCTCAACGAATATTTGTAGGATCTATGAGCGAAATAGCCAACTGGAAAGAAGAATGGATGGAAAGAGTATTGGAGAAAATAAGACAATATCCTCAACATATTTTTCAATTTTTGACACAATATCCTGATATATATTATGGGAGATATAAATTTCCCATAAATTGCTGGTTGGGGGCTACTATTACAAGACCATTGAATACGAAACCTATGGGATATTCTACAGAGAAAGCTTTTAATATGAATAAAGATAATTTAAAATTTATTAGCTTTGAACCATTATTAGAAAGGATAGAACCTAAATTCAAAGTTGATTGGGTAATAATAGGAGCAGAGACTGGTAATAGAAAGGATAAGGTTATCCCCAAAAAGGAATGGATTGAAGCAATAGTAAATTATTGTAAAGAAATTAATATCCCTGTTTATCTAAAGGATAGCCTAAAAGACATTTATCCGGTAGAAATAAAGGAATTCCCTAAAACAGAACTATAAGAAAACTATAAAAGTTCTATAAAAAAAGGAGAGAAAACTATAAAAATATTGAGAGTCTTTGTTAGAAGAACGAATCAAACTCCTATCGATGATTATGTAAGAATTGGAATGCCCGATTTGTTTAGGCCTAGTTGTCAAGATATTGATGAAGTTCATATATCGGTTTTATTCACCTGGGATAAAGAAAAAGCGTCTAAGTTACAAAGAGATTATTTACAATATTATTCTAAAGTTTTAATTGGTGGGCCAGCCTTTGCTAATAATTTCTATGATCAAAATTTTTATCCTGGGAAATACGTTAAAAGGGGAATTACTATAACTACGCGGGGCTGTAATAATAATTGCCCCTGGTGCTTAGTGCCAAAGATTGAAGGTAAGTTTAAAGAGATAAATATAGAATCGGGCAATGTTATTCAAGATAATAATATTCTTTTAGCAAATAAAGCCCATCTTTTGAGAGTGTTTCAAATGTTAAGAACCCAAAAACAGATAAAATTTTTAGGTGGATTAGATAAAAGACTTTTAAAAGATTGGCATATCGAAGAATTAAGATCACTTAAAATTAAAGAATTGTGGTTATCTTTTGATAGCTGGGACAATAAAAGAGAATTTATAGCGGTCACCGAGAAATTAAAAAAATCGGGATTCAGAAGAAATCAAATAAGATGTTATGTGTTGGCAGGATTCGATGAACCAATACAAGCCAGTGAAGATCGATTAAGATTTACTTATAAATGTGGTGCATTACCTTATGTTCAAGTTTATCAACCGATAAGTGAGAATAAAAGATTTGCTGGTGAAAGATCAAGAGAAGATAATTTATTTGTAAGAAACTGGTCAAGGCCAGCAATTATAAAAAGTATAAATAATTAATTTTTAAGGTAGGTTATAAATGGCTAACCCTCAGAGAGAAAATGGTCATGTAGATATAGCAAATGAATTAGTTGAAGCCTTAGCGAAAACACGATTATCCGGTTATGAGAGCAGGGTCTTGTGGGCATTGTGGAGAAAAACCTGGGGATGGGTAAAAAAAGATGATAAAGGGAAAATAATAAGGGATAAAAAAGGACAACCTCTTAAACTACAAAGTGCAGCGATCACATCTAAGGAATGGGAAGAATTAACTGGACTTAATAAATATAATATTTCAAGAACCCTGAGAGAATTAAAATTAAGACAGATTGTTATCAAATTTGATAACAAAAATAGGTGGGGCTTCCAAAAGGACTATGATCAATGGTTACAACCGTTTCAGAAGGTTGTTATCAAATATGATAACAACCATTCTGTTATCAAATATGATAACGGAATTAGCAAAAATGATAACGAAATTAGCAAAAATGATAACGAAATAATCAGCAAACTAAGTCCTGATAAGGGTTTCCCGAACGCTAAAGAAACTCTTAAAGAAACTCTTAAAGAAACTATAAAGATAAAGAGTGATATTTTTATAAATACTTGGAAAGATTTTAAAGAGATGAGAATTAAAATTAAAAAACCAATGACTAAAAAAGCAGAAGAATTATTAATAAATAAATTAGATAGATTGACCAATGATGAAGAAGAGCAAATTGCTATATTAAATCAAAGCATTATGAATAGTTGGCAAGGTGTTTTTCCATTAAAGGATAAACCAAAAATGACTATGGAAGAAGCTTTAAAAAAAATGGAGGTAAACGAAAATGAATAAAAAGAATTTTGACATGATGATGAATAAATTTGCAAAAGTTTATGAGAAAACATTAGATCCTGAAGTTCTATCTATATATTTTAATTTATTCAAGGAAATACAGGATGATCAAGTTAATTATATTGTTCAAGAATGTTTAAAAAAATGTCATTTTTTCCCACGCCCTGCAGACATATTTGAACATTCCGATCCTTATGAAAAATATTACGGAAAGGAGTAAAAAATGGAAGGAATAATTGAGGAGTTACCGCAAACCCAGCATATTCAGATAGCAAGAACCATGCTTAAATTATTAATTACAAATAAAATTACTTTAAATGAGTATCTGGAGAGATGTGCTTACTGGGGAACAAAAACCTTAGAAGATATATATTTTAAGTCACTACCCAGCAAACCTTTGATAGTTATAAATTATGAACAGTTAGCTTACTCTAAAAGACAGAAATTAACTTATGGGTTTTTTGTAGATCATCCGGGAATAATGAGATATTACGAAGAGCGCGATAAGATTGTTTTAGAAAATTCTAATAGCCTGTGGAGACTAGAAACTTATAAAAAATATATCCCTGAAACTGATCTAGAAAGTCATGAGAAATTAGACAAAAGGATAATGGATTTTAAAATGAAAATAGTAGGGTACGATGAAAATTAAATAAGGCTCTTTTGCAAGGTGGAATTAGGTGTTTTCCAAACCGAACATTGGCTCCTGGTTCAAGCATCTAAGCAAAAGGGCCTTCGATAAAGATAAAAAATAGAAAAGGAGAAATAACAGAATGAAAATTAAAATAAGCAAAAATAGAATACATCAAAGATTAATGGATCACAAAGAAACAATAATCCAAAAAGAAAAGGATGGCGTGTCAATAGCAGAAATTGCCCAAAAATATAAAGTACATTTTGTTACCATTTATGACTTCTTGAGAGAATGCGGGATAAAGAGAACTACTGATGGGAGATTTAAAAGCAAATTTGAAATAAATAAAGAAAATATAATCCGTCAATATCGGGAAGAGGTGCCAGTCAAGGAAATAGCGGAAAATGAAAATGTTACAATGAAAACTATTTATAAACATCTATTAAAATGGGGGATTAGAAAGAAAGGAGATAGAATATATCATGGTTATGAGGATAAGGAGAAAGCAAAATCTAAAAAATTAACTTTTGAGCAAAGGGTAAGTCCTGAATTACTGGCTAAAAGAAAGGAGAATAATAGAATAAATAATAAAGGTGTAAAATTCTATAAAACAATCGAAACTATACATGATAAGTTTTTGGTCCAAAGTATGATGGATAAAACTGGAGGCGATTAAATGAATATAGCCAGAGGCGGTTACCGGGAAGATTTAAAACAATATTTCAGGTCAAAATGGGAAGCGAACATAGCTCGATATTATAGATACATCAGTGAATTTTATATCTATGAATATAAAGAATTTGAATTTAAAGGAATCAAGCGTGGTAGTAGATACTATAAACCGGACTTTTATCTGCCGGCTCCCAATAGATGGATTGAGGTCAAGGGCTGGTTTAGAAAAACAGACAAGACTAAACTCAAGCGATTTAAGAAATATTATCCTGAGGAATTTAAAAGATTAAGATTTGTAATTCCAGATAAATATGCGAGAGATAAAGCCAACGGAGAGATGATAAAATTTTTATGTGATGGTTTAGGAATAGATTTCAATGAGATAATAAGCTATAAGGAAATGGAAAAATCCGGAAGTCTGATTCCTCATTGGGAATGAAAGGAGAGACAATAATGGTAGAATTAAAATTACCTGAAAAATCAGTGAGAAACTTGTTTGATTATATCAATGAATTTATCGACAACTGTAATAGTCAGAAGTTTTTGAAGGAAGCAATTAAAGACAAAATGAGGATCAAGAAGGCTATAAGAAAAAATAAAAAACTGCCCCCTAGATGCAGGCTCAATGAATTTAGATTAAAAGATGTGGTCTAATTATTTTGTATAAAACTTTTACATATAAAAAGAAGGGTTTTTGGAAGATATGTCGAATTATTAAACGAAGAGACTTTATTATTTAGAGAAATATGGGAAAAAATTATAAAAATACTCGTTCCTAATCTACCAATTGAATAAATTATAGAATATTAATATAAAATTATTGAGGTATAATAATATGAAAAAATTTGTATTTATAACAATTATTTTAATAATAACAATTATTTTAACTATTTTTTATTCAGTTTATATATATAATGTTCAAAATAGTAACTTTGTTAATTGGTTAAATACGTTAATTGCAACTGTAATTTCTGTATTGTTAGCATTAACGATTGCAATATATATTTTTTATTATCAGACAAAATTAGTTGAAGAAGAGACAAGGGATAAGTTCATTCCATTAATCGAGAGTAACTTAATATCGATTTGGAAAGGTTTAGCTGATTTAAGTTATCCAATGAAATACCATTTTAGAAATGGAGAAGAAGAAAACTTATATCTATATTATATTCAAGATATCATCTTTGAACAAGCAATTATTTCAAATGTTTTTAATCAAACACAAATAGAATTTTTATTAAGTATGAGAAATTATATTCATTATAATAATAGAGTTATGGAAATAGCTATAAATATGGATCCTTTATTTACTAAAAATCCAGATAGTAATGAAGAAAATATTAAAGCATTAATACTTAACAATAAAGCTAGTAGAAAAAGTATAAAAGAGACTATTGAATTAGCAAATAAATATTTTAAATTTAATAAATTAAATAAGGAGGTTAAACAAAATAATTCAAATACTTTAGAATGAATTAGTTTAGGATAAAAGATATTGTATGATCGTGGTATAATATTTATGGGAGGTATTATAGAGGTGAATAGAAATAGGAAGCATGGAAGTAAGATGCAAGGGAATATTAGAGGATGGCAGGCCCTGTAATAGAAGATTGTTTGATGGCTCACCAGGATTTGATATTATTACAGGTGAGCCTAAGATATTACGTTTAAAATGCCCTAAATGTGGAGCTATGAATTTAATTAGTAGTGAGATATTTGAAAAGGTGGTTGTGAGGGTGAAGGAATAAAATTATGGCTTTAAAAATGTTTCTACCATTCATTATAATATTTGACTTTATTATAATAATAATAGGAATTTGTTTAATTATTTTTAAAATTGCAAAGGAATGAAATAAAAAAATAAATAAAAAAGGAGGATAAAATGGCTTTAGCTTTTAGTGAAAAAGAAAAAAAAGAACTTAAAGATCATCTTACGGTTAACTATGAAGAAATGAGATTGAGTTATTTTGAATATAAACAATTACATTATTTATACTGCATACATGAAAGTTTAGTTAATATAGCAGGCAATTTACAACAAATTATTAATACTGAAACAATAAGGAAAAATTTACCTAAATAATAATTTATTGATTAAAATTAAATATTTTGAGAGCGACCAGATCGCCAGATTGAAAAAGCAGAAATTGCTTTTTAGTCTGGCTTTTTGTTTTTAATAAAGGATGATCATGAGAAAAGTAAAAATAGAATATGTCGATATGGATAGATTAAAAGAATGGGAAAACAATCCCCGGATTAATGATGAAGCCTCTAAAAAGCTGTCAAAATTAATCAAATATTATGGTTTTATAAACCCGATAATATGTACTCCTGATGGCATGATCAGAGCAGGCCACACCAGATATAAGGCAGCAAAATTAAATAAATTAAAGAAAGTTCCAGTCATATTCGTAGATTTTAAATCAGAAGAAGAGGCAAAAGGTTATTCTATCTCGGACAATAAATCTTATGAATTTTCAAAATGGGATATAACATTATTAAAAGATGAACTTGAGGGATTAGATACTGGGGAATTTGATATTGAACTAACTGGTTTTAGCGAAGGAGAAATTGAAAACCTGATGACCCAGTATCACGTCCCAATTACCTTAGAAGATATCGGGAAAAAATTAGAAAGTTATATTAAGGCTGGCCCCCATCGATGTATTGTAATAAGTTTCGGGAAATTTGTTTCTCCAGTTAAAAAGGATGGAGGTTTAAATGAGATGGAATTTATACAAAGATCGGAAGAGGTGATGAATTTAGAGGATGAGAAAAGAAGAATAATCGCTTTAGAGGTGGCTAAATTTATCTATGGGAGTATTAAAAAGTGGCTAAATTTGCCATAAAAATATATCGCTATGGTAATTATACCCGGGCCTGGTTAAATTATATGTGTAGAACCTATGGGCTTATAGTAACTGAGGAAAAGGATGCAGATATAATCTTAGTTTCAATTTCAGATCCCATGGAAATAAATTTGATATTTAATGCCAGAAGGGGTCAAAAACCGATA